CGAAGGATCAAAAGATGGGAAACCCATCTGCTGATAGACTGCCCTAACCGCGCACGCGAAGATTAGCGTTTGGAGCGGGAAAGTAAACCCATTCCCCATCGTGCTAATCATCTTGAGCTCAAGGCTGCTTCCGTTTGGGAGTACGGTCACAGGACTGCGAGTTATAGCTAACCAAGCTTTTACATGGTTAGGAACAACCCGCTGTACTAGAGCCCAAGACATGCTGTCACTTGCCGAGGTCAGGTCGATGGTCCCAAAGGAGCCATCTATTGATCCCTTACGAGCAAGTACTCGGTTACGATCAGGCTGTTTATCGAGAGTAATCCCGAAGAAACGGCTGAGTCGTAACTCGATGTAGGTACCGATCCCTTTCTGGAGAACCATATTGAGGATCGGCTCCGTACAGCATGTACGTGCTATCTCTGTTGTTTTAGGTACAAAGAACAACTTGTTTCCGTCGAGCGATGTGAATCCGAAAATCTCTGATCTGAGCTTTTCAGCTTCAGCCCAGGAACCGGACTCAACGATTGCTGCCCTGTAAAGGGCAAGAAGGTGCGGATCAGTACCAGTAAGGTTTCCGTCGAATAGTTTCGTATAGAAACTTTCAGACTTGACCCCTCTGTTGCTACCCGGACCGACACCAATCCATTGTCCGATACTTCGGACATCAAGATTGGCATCTCCTTCAGCTTCGCTCCACGACAAACAATCGTCGACGTTACGTTTGAAGTAACGCCAAAACTGCTCGCCGCGGGGACTTTCGTCAGGAAATTCATACATCCCCGAGATGCTGCTGTTAATGCCCTCAAACTTTCGGAGGGCAGAAAGAGCAGCGCTCTCAGGGACGTCGATTCCTGGTGCCAGCTTCTTATAGAAGCTCGAAAGCAACTGCCGTACCGCGCAAATCTGTGCACGTCTGAAGAGTAATCCGGGGCCATGAGGTCCCTGTCCGTCTCGATCCGACAATTGTTGTCGGTCAGGACGAATGGGACCCTCGAGACCCAGGCTCTCTTCAGATAGAGCACCGAGCTGCGCGGCTTGGCAGAAATCGCTGAGGTCTTCGCGTAGTGCATTGAAAATCCTTTCGTAATCACGCATTGGGTTTTCACGCTCCCATGAGAGCGAATAGTTTCATCATGGTTTAACGCCGTTCTTTAAGGCGTCGGAGGCTTATACATATTGCTACGTACAAACCGGCGTTTCTGGAATTACAGAATACCGCTGACGCTCGTGTCACCAATCCCGGAACTCTGGGCCCAAAGGGCACCAATGTGAAGGGACAAAGCGGCCCGAACGTTCGCGGCATCTGCCAGATCCGAACCAGCAGGCATCTCGATCATGGTCGTAACGACCATGTTTCGCGGCGCCTGACCGGCCAGAGGGAGAACGCCT